TTAATCAAATATGCTCATAGCTTGATGTTTTTTATCAGTATATAAATGAGAGTACGTTTGAATTGTTTCTGTAATGTTAGAATGCCTCATTAATTCCATTAATAAATACATATCTACACCATTATTAATTAAATAGCTAGCGTACGAGTGTCTTAAATGGTGTATTTTTAGATTCGGGAATACAGATTTAAAATGATACGAATAAGTAACGTATCTAATAGGTTCTAAACCCCCGAATATAAAATAGTTTTCGTCAAAATATTTATATCTTTTAGAAGATTCATTATACATGTTTTTAAGCATCTCTCTAATTAAATTTGGTACAGGTATTATCCCTTTAGAGCTTTCTTTTTTTAGATTATATTCAATTTTTCTATTACTTAAATTGATTTTCTTATTTACGTCAATTTCGCCTTTTATTTTATCGTAATCTTTCCACTGCAAAGCTAAAGCTTCTCCTATTCTAAGACCAGAATAAAATAACAGTCTAGTTAGCTGACGAGAAGTATCATTTGTGATTTGTTCTACTTTTTCATCAAATTCTTCACGAGTGATAAATTTAGCTTGTGGTTTTGTTCTGGGAATAGGAGTTACCGATAATGTGGGGTCGTATAAGAGCTTGTAATGCTTTTTGGCGTAATTGATAACTGCTTTAAAACCTGCCCACACAGATCGTGCATAGTCAACAGAAAGACCTGCATCGTTTAACAAATAATTCCTGAAAGCAGTACATTGCGTAGTAGTGATTTTGCCAATAGGGATATTTCCGAACCTTTCTTTTATGTGAGTATTATATTCTGTAGTTCGCTTTTCTATTGAGCGTGCAGAAAGATTTTCATTTTTTAAACGATCAAAAAATATATATTCAAAGGGTTGATTGTCCGAGTATCCATATTTAACATTTTGTATAAATTCGCTTTCAGCTAGTTTGGCATCTTTCTTACGTTCAAACCCACGCTTCATTTTTCGTTTGTTATTACCGTATACATCTTTATATCTAATGGAAAAATACCATTTACCTGTATTACCATCCTTATATACTGGCATTTTACTTCTCCTTCCTCAAAATTGGCAAAAAATAATAAGGGTAGGCGGGCTACCCGTGAAAATTGTATAAAAAAAGAGAGAGCGCAGATGCACCCTCTCATGTCGCAAATATTTCAGCGACTTGTCTAATTTGAAGCTTGCCGCAAATATTTCAGCGGCTTGTTTTGCATATATGTAATATACCATCAAAGAGAGTGTAGTTCAAGCGATTTAACTAAGAAATCTAATTTTTATACTATTTTCAATTTTATCTACTGTTTCTTTTGAATATGATATTTCTCCGGCAGGGTCATACCTATTAATTTTCGATATTCTATCCTTGCTGATTGTAGTGATATTTAAAACGTTAGCATAGGTCTTTTTATACTTGAATCGCTCATATCTTTTGCGAACCTTCGAATATTTTTTGAAGTCGTCATTCAGCGATTTGTTTTCATCAAGTAATTTTTGATCGTATGGGTTTTCTGCTTTTGACACCTTTTCAAGATTGTTCATGATTTTTTTAGCTAAATCCTTACCCGTTACGTCCATTTTTTCCAATACTAAAGGTAACAAATCTTCTTCGATATGCACATTGAATTTACTTCTGGAAGATGTAAGTGGAACTACCGTTAATATTGGATTTTTATTTGAATCGTGATTATTAAGTACCATACAAAAATGGTTTCCAGAAAACTCTCTGCCAACATTAACACCTAACTTTACATAAATTATAGTGCCTTTTTTATATCTGGTGTAACTTTTGTTTTCTTTTAACAATCTAACTTCATCCAATAAAAACTCTGAATATTCAAGACACCATGAATTCATATATTTAAATTTGTAAATCTCGCTATTTTGAATCTTTTTAAAATTATTAACTGCTGTTTCTAAAGGTGCGTTCTCTTCCATCCCTCATCCTCCTCACGCCACATAGGCGCTATTAATCTTCCTTCTTTCTTATTGAAAAAATAAAAAAGATGATTGGGATGCTTAACATTAATGGAAAAAATATGACTATTGGTAATGACAGTACCGCCATATATAAGAAGAATTTATCAAAATTATATTTTCTCATTTTCATTTCTCCTTTGTTTATATTTATATTAAAGCTCCATACAGGCGCTATTAATCAATGCCTAATAATTGTTGTTTTTTCTTATCGAACTCTTCTTGAGAGAGTACTCCGGCGTCTAATAATTCTTTATATTTTATTAATTCGTCAGCAACAGAAAAACTCGTTTTTTCAGAATTGGATGGTTTCATAGAACTTTCACGAATAGAGATTTGTTCTTGTATTGTTTCTGCCATTCTAGATACAGTATTTTTTGTTATGCTACCTATAGTGATGCTTGATGAACCGTGATGTATAATTATTTCGCCAAAAAGAAGTCCTTTTTTATACGAAACGGAATTGATTTTCTCGAATGGAAATTCATGAAATTTCAAACCGTATATCATCCCTTTATCTAAGAATAACAATCTTAGATCAGTACATACTATTAAGTAGGTATTATTATTGTATAATCCCGAAGTTACATACATTATGTTCTCGTTATCTTTTAAAATCATAGGTAGTTCTTTCACTTCTTTTTTTGTACCAAACAAATCCTCGACTCCTATTTCGTTAAATCTTTGGTAAATTTTAGATAAGTTTTCGTCAGATTTATTGATTTCACTTTCAAATCTCACTTCTTTTCTAGGTTTGCTTTGATATTCTTTTAAAATTTCTCTTTTATCTTCAATAGATAGTTGCTTGTATTGTTTCTTTTCTTCTTTTGTTTTAGTGGCTAAATATTGACTTTCAATCATACTTTCTTTGAATGTTAATCTGTTTTTAAGTAATTCTTTCATTTTTTATTTCTCCTTTATTTTTTGATTGTTAAATTGTTAGATCATAAACATATTTAAATTCATTTATAAAATCAGATTTGCTTTCCATTTTCTCTTCTAAAAAACTTAAGTAGTTTTCTGGATGGTAACTTTCGTTACTTGACATATAGTCGTTTAATCCATTGTGTATATGTCTTCTGATTACTTTTATCGCTATACGGGTCGCTTGTAAACTCATTTGATACTTATATGAAATTTGCTCAATATTAAAGTTATCTATATATTTGTATCTTATATGTAAAGGAAACAATAAACATGAAGCAAATGAGTTTGCTTCATATTCTTCAGCAATTCTTCTATAATAATCTTTATATGTGAATGTTTTGTTTAAATTAACTCCAGTATGTCCCATTACAAAATGACCATATTCATGAGCTAAAGTAAACCTTAGACGATTCATAGGCAGTGAATCGTTATAAACTATAATCGCTTTATCTCCTTTTCTAATATGAAACGCTTCTTCTGAACCGAAAATTGAAGGTATTTTAAAATATAAAGTGCCAGTATTCTGAGAAAATTCAGAGAAAGTCACTAATTTAATACGTTTATCTTTTGAGATGATTTCAAATATATCTAAAGGAAAAGATAAGTTATATAGACCATTTGTTATCTCATAAACTGCTTTCGCAGATTTTAAAAAAGATTTTTCATAATTTAATTTCAATTAAAAAGCCCCTTTGTTACTTAGTTAAATCATCCCAATCATCAAACATTGCTTCTAATATAGTCAAAGCTTTTTGTCTTTGTGCCTCCGTCATATTCTCTGTAGCTCTATGCATAATAAGAATATCTTCGTTTTTATCTTCTCCGGAATACTCATCTTTTTCTCTACCTAATAAGTAATCGACTGATACATCAAAGTGATCGGCAATTTTTTGCACCTTATCAATACCTGGTTTGGTTTTCTCCCATCTTCTGATTTGTCCGTTTGAAAACCCTAAAGTTCTCTCTAATTCAGCAAAAGTTATACCTTTTGAATTGCACAAATTACGGATTCTTTGTACTAAATTCATAAATTTCTCCTATCACAGATTAACTTTTTTGCTATTATTGTTGACAATTAGCATAAAAGTTAATATACTGTATTTAAGCTTTAAATTTAGCTTATTAAACACATAACAATTATTCGTTGGGGAACGAGTATTTAAAGCCTTTATGACAGACGTTGCGAATTGTTATAGGTCTATTAAACTATGCTTAAATATTAGCATAAAAGTTATCGTTGTTCAATAGATAATTTATTTGCTTAGAAAAAATGTTATAGGAGGTGCTAATATGTCGACAACTGATTTCGGTTTGAAAGTGAGAACAGAGTTATTAAAACGTGACATGACAAACAAGCAACTTGCAGAAATGTTAGAAATTTCAAGTGCTTACTTATCAGACATTTTACGTGGACGTAGAGACGCATTTGAACAAAAGAAACGCATTGCGAGAATTTTAGAAATTAAAGAAGAGGTGAAGAGTTAATGAATGAAATTAAAACTTTCAGTAACGATATGTTTTCAATCTTAATCAAACAAGATAATGAAAATAATTTATTCGATTTGGAAACTGTCGCAAAAAGTTTGGGGTTCACTCAGTTTAAAAATGGCAAGCAATATATTCGTTGGGAAACTATCAATAAATATTTAGGTAAATATCTTTCCCAAGAAGTTGGGAAAGGTGATTTCATACCAGAAGCAATGGTTTATAAGTTGGCTTTTAAAGCAGGTAATTCAACAGCAGAAAAATTTCAAGATTGGTTAGCAATGGAAGTTTTACCTGCCATTCGAAAACACGGCATCTACGCAACGGACAATGTAATTGAACAAACATTAAAAGATCCAGACTACATTATTACAGTGTTGACTGAGTATAAGAAAGAAAAAGAGCAAAACTTACTTTTACAACAAGAAATCGGAGAACTAAAACCCAAAGCAGACTATGTAGATGAAATCTTAAAGTCAACTGGCACATTAGCCACAACTCAAATCGCGGCAGACTACGGTATATCAGCACAAAAGTTAAACAAACTACTACACGAAGCTAGACTACAACGAAAAGTAAATAAACAGTGGGTGCTTTACTCAGAACACATGGGCAAGAGTTACACAGATTCAGACACTATAACAATTGTGCGTTCTGATGGCAGAGAAGACACAGTTTTACAAACTAGATGGACACAAAAAGGCAGATTGAAAATACATGAAATCATGACTGAATTCGGTTATGAAGCTAACGTAACTGCTTAACAGGAGGGCACAGCAAATGCAAGCTCAAAACAAAAAAGTCATCTATTACTACTATGACGAAGAAGGTAATAGACGACTATTATCAATTGGTAATTTAGATACCTATTTATTAGCAGATATCAAATCAAGATTTGGTTTATATAAAAAGGCAATCCCTGATTTAGATAATCTATACATTCAAATAGATGGTATCGAATTTAAATTATATTAAATTTTTGGAAATGCAAAGGAGCATAAACAAATGAACACGTTATACAAAACAACCCTCCTCATCACAATGGCAGTTGTGACGTGGAAGGTTGTAAAGATTGAGAAAAACACAAGATTTAAACTTAGAAATTTTGATTATCCAAAAATTAATAATGCTCAGAGCAAATCATTGTTGGATATTGCTAGTCACGATCTAAAAGATATTTAACTGTATTCAAAATTTTCATATCTTGTTGAGCTTTTAAGCTTTCGTATAAAGCTATTGAATAAATAATTTCGTAAGATACGTTTTCAGGAGCATCTTCTTTCAACTTATTTATTCTATCTCTAAAAAAGTCACTGTCACCACCGAATTCTTTTTCGGCTTGATTACTAAGTTCACCAAAGAAATTTTGAAAATCATTAAATTCCATACTTATCACCTCCTTTCACTAGGAGATAACTAAATTATACACAACACAAAAATAAAAAGGAGGAATAGATATGATAAAAAATAGTTTGCAAGCTAAAGAACTTGCAGTAATTTTATCTGTTTCTAAATCCAAAGCAGGACAAATAATAAGAGAACTGAATAAAGAGCTTGAAGACGAAGGTTACATTGCGATTCGAGGCAGAATACCAGTCCAATTAGCTAGAGAAAAATTCCCTTATCACGGCTTGTCAGACGAGAGAATAATGGAGGCGTTGAAAAAAGAAAATGAGTAACATTTATAAAAGCTATCTATTAGCAGTATTATGCTTCACAGTCTTAGCGATTGTACTCATGCCGTTTCTATACTTCACTACAGCGTGGTCAATTGCGGGATTCGCAAGTATCGCAACATTCATATTTTATAAAGAATACTTTTATGAAGAATAAAAAAACTGCTACTTGCGCCAACAAGTAACAGTATCAAACAAAACACTTAAGAAAAAATTCATGTTCAATATAAAACGAAAAACGGAGGAAGTCAAGATGTATTACGAAATAGGCGAAATCATACGCAAAAATATTCATGTTAACGGATTCGATTTTAAGCTATTCATTTTAAAAGGTCATATGGGCATATCAATACAAGTTAAAGATATGAACAACGTACCAATTAAACATGCTTATGTCGTAGATGAGAATGACTTAGATATGGCATCAGACTTATTCAACCAAGCAATAGATGAATGGATTGAAGAGAACACAGACGAACAGGACAGACTAATTAACTTAGTCATGAGATGGTAGGAGGTCGCTATGAAGCAGACTGTAACTTATCTAATCAAGCATAAAGATGAAAATCTATTTATTACAAACCGACCAACCGAAGTGAACGATACAGTGAAGTATTCAACTGATATGCGAGACGCAAGAGAATTCGACGGACTAGACAAAACTGTTATTGATATGTCTAAGCACAAAGCAATCAAGAAAACAGTGACAGAAACAATTGAGTATGAGGAGGTAGAACATGACTGAGGAAAAACAAGAACCACAAGAAAAAGTAAGCATACTCAAAAAACTAAAGATAAATAATATCGCTGAGAAAAATAAAAGGAAATTCTATAAATTTGCAGTATACGGAAAAATTGGCTCAGGAAAAACCACGTTTGCTACAAGAGATAAAGACGCTTTCGTCATTGACATTAACGAAGGTGGAACAACGGTTACTGACGAAGGATCAGACGTAGAAATCGAGAACTATCAACACTTTGTTTATGTTGTAAATTTTTTACCTCAAATTTTACAGGAGATGAGAGAAAACGGACAAGAAATCAATGTTGTAGTTATTGAAACTATTCAAAAACTTAGAGATATGACATTGAATGATGTGATGAAAAATAAGTCTAAAAAACCAACGTTTAATGATTGGGGAGAAGTTGCTGAACGAATTGTCAGTATGTACAGATTAATAGGAAAACTTCAAGAAGAATACAAATTCCACTTTGTTATTACAGGTCATGAAGGTATCAACAAAGATAAAGATGATGAAGGTAGCACTATCAACCCTACTATCACTATTGAAGCGCAAGAACAAATTAAAAAAGCTATTACTTCTCAAAGTGATGTGTTAGCTAGGGCAATGATTGAAGAATTTGATGATAACGGAGAAAAGAAAGCTAGATATATTCTAAACGCTGAACCTTCTAATACGTTTGAAACAAAGATTAGACATTCACCTTCAATAACAATTAACAATAAGAAATTTGCAAATCCTAGCATTACGGACGTAGTAGAAGCAATTAGAAATGGAAACTAAAAATTAATTAAAAGGACGGTATTTAATTATGAAAATCACAGGACAAGCGCAATTTACTAAAGAAACAAATCAAGAAAAGTTTTATAACGGCTCAGCAGGGTTTCAAGCTGGAGAATTCACAGTGAAAGTTAAAAATATTGAATTCAATGATAGAGAAAATAGATATTTCACAATCGTATTTGAAAATGATGAAGGCAAACAATATAAACATAATCAATTTGTACCGCCGTATAAATATGATTTCCAAGAAAAACAATTGATTGAATTAGTTACTCGATTAGGTATTAAGTTAAATCTTCCTAGCTTAGATTTTGATACCAATGATCTTATTGGTAAGTTTTGTCACTTGGTATTGAAATGGAAATTCAATGAAGATGAAGGTAAGTATTTTACGGATTTTTCATTTATTAAACCTTACAAAAAGGGCGATGATGTTGTTAACAAACCTATTCCGAAGACAGATAAGCAAAAAGCTGAAGAAAATAACGGGGCACAACAACAAACATCAATGTCTCAACAAAGCAATCCATTTGAAAGCAGTGGCCAATTTGGATATGACGACCAAGATTTAGCGTTTTAAGGTGTGGTTTAAATGCAATACATTACAAGATACCAGAAAGACAATGACGGCACTTATTCCGTCGTTGCTACTGGTGTTGAACTTGAACAAAGTCACATTGACTTACTAGAAAACGGATATCCACTAAAAGCAGAAGTAGAGGTTCCGGATAATAAAAAACTATCTATAGAACAACGCAAAAAAATATTCGCAATGTGTAGAGATATAGAACTTCACTGGGGCGAACCAGTAGAATCAACTAGAAAATTATTACAAACAGAATTGGAAATTATGAAAGGTTATGAAGAAATCAGTCTGCGCGACTGTTCTATGAAAGTTGCAAGGGAGTTAATAGAACTGATTATAGCGTTTATGTTTCATCATCAAATACCTATGAGCATAGAAACAAGCAAGTTGTTAAGCGAAGATAAAGCACTATTATATTGGGCTACAATCAACCGCAACTGTGTAATATGCGGAAAGCCTCACGCTGACCTAGCTCATTATGAAGCAGTCGGCAGAGGCATGAACAGAAACAAGATGAATCACTATGACAAACATGTATTAGCGTTATGTCGCGAACATCATAACCAGCAACATGCGATTGGCGTTAAGTCATTTGATGATAAATATCAATTGCATGACTCGTGGATAAAAGTTGATGAGAGGCTCAACAAAATGCTGAAAGGAGGAGAATAATGGTTAAATCGATATTTTTACAAGATGGAGAAGAAATTTTTGTTGATGATGAAGATTATGAGAGAGTTAATCAATATATTTGGACAAAATCTTATGTAGATAACGTTAGAAGAATTCACACAAAGACACTCAACGTTAGCTTAAGTGGATTTGTATTAGAAAATGGTTTTCAAAAAATAAAAAATAATGATTTTACCAAAAACAACATCACTTCAATTGGTTATCAACAACGATGGGCAAGGCCTACAAGAAATACTTCGAGTATCTATAAAGGTGTTTATTTAAATCGAAAAACAAAAAAATGGTCTGCTGTAATAAAAATTGATAGCAAATCTAAATATTTAGGTAGTTTTGTTAATGAATGGGAGGCAGCTAAAGCATACAACAACGCAGTAGATAAATATTGGGACGGACAAGGTTATAAGAATCATAAAAATCAAAATGACTCTATATTTGAATATGAATACAAAACTTACAAAGACCAAAAACGTCGTAGAAGAGGAAAAAGTAAGTTCAAAGGAGTCTATTTAACTCAAAGTGGTTATGTAGCGCAAATAACTTATAAAAGAAAGACATATCATATTGGATGGTCAAAAAATATTTATGAGACTGCTCTCATGTTTAATAAAATTAATTTTTATTTACATGGTTCAGACGTAATCCTTAATGACGTACCTATGACAGATGAACTTAAAGAATTCATATCTAACTGGGAAATACCGGACAAAATAAAAGCGCTGAAAGGAGAAGACAATGGGAGAAGTATCGTGGATAAAACTTAAAGTTGGCATGTTTGATGACAGCAAAATCAAATATATCGAAGCTTTACCCGAAAGAGATACGATCATAACTATTTGGGTTAAGTTGCTAACTTTATCAGGAAAGTACAACGAACAAGGTTACATTATGCTATCTGAAAACTTGCCGTATAACGAAGAAATGTTAGCAAATGAGTTTAGCCGACCTATCAACTCAATAAGGTTAGCAATACAAACTTTTGAGACATTGGGCATGATTGAAAAAGTTAATGGTGTCATAAAAGTGACAAACTGGGAAAAGCACCAAAACATTGAAGGACTCGAGAAAATCAGGGCGCAGAACAGGTTGAGGAAACAAAAGCAACGAGAAAACAACAGAAAATTGCTAAATGGTCACGTGACGTCACGTGACAGTCACGCAACAGAAGAAGATAAAGAATTAGATAAAGAATTAGAAAGAGATAAAGAAAAAGATATAGATAAGAACTTAAGTTCAAATAATAGCGCAACTGACGTTACGCATGAGCAATTTGAGGAATGGTGGAAACTTTACGACAAGAAGAAAGATAAGAAGATGTCTTTTACTAAATTCAAATCATGCTTAAAGAAACATTCTTTTGAGCAAATCATGCAAGGTACTCGAGAGTATTTAAAAACTATTACAGACAAACAATATCAAAAGTACCCTAAAACGTTCTTAACTAACGAAAGCTATATGAATGATTATAGCGAAGAGATTAAAGAAACTGGCATAGATCAATTGGAACGTATGAAGTACGACGAAAGTTATTGGGATTAAGGGGATATTATGAAACCACTATTCAGTGAAAAGATAAATGAAAGCTTGAAAAAATATCAACCTACTCATGTCGAAAAGGGATTGAAATGTGAGAGATGTGGAAGTGAATACGACTTATATAAGTTCGCTCCTACTAAAAAACACCCGAATGGTTACGAGTATAAAGACGGTTGCAAATGTGAAATCTATGAGGAATATAAACGAAACAAGCAACGGAAGATAAACAACATATTCAATCAATCAAACGTTAATCCGTCTTTAAGAGATGCAACAGTTAACAACTATAAGCCACAAAATGAAAAACAAGTACAAGCTAAACAAACAGCAATAGAGTATGTACAAGGTTTCTCTACAAAAGAACCAAAATCATTAATATTGCAAGGTTCATACGGAACTGGTAAAAGCCACCTAGCATACGCTATCGCAAAAGCAGTTAAAGCTAAAGGACATACGGTTGCTTTTATGCACATACCAATGTTGATGGATCGTATCAAAGCGACATACAACAAAAACGCAGAAGAAACTACAGACGAGTTAGTCAGATTGCTAAGTGATATTGATTTACTTGTACTAGATGATATGGGTGTAGAAAACACAGAACACACTTTAAATAAACTTTTTAGCATTGTTGATAACAGAGTAGGTAAAAACAACATCTTTACAACTAACTTTAGTGATAAAGAGTTAAATCAGAATACCAACTGGCAACGTATCAATTCGAGAATGAAACACAACTCTAGAAAAGTAAGAGTAATCGGAGACGATTTCAGGGAGCGAGACGCATGGTAACCAAAGAATTTTTAAAAACTAAACTTGAGTGTTCAGATATGTACGCTCAGAAACTCATAGACGAGGCGCAGGGCGACGAAAATAAGTTATATGACCTATTTGTCCAAAAACTTGCAGAACGTCACACACGCCCCGCTATCGTCGAATATTAAGGAGTGTTAAAAATGCCGAAAGAAAAATATTACTTATACCGAGAAGATGGCACAGAAGATATTAAGGTTATCAAACATGAAGACAACGTAAATGAAGTTTATTCGCTCACAGGAGCCCATTTCAGTGAC